ACTGCTGAGATCGCTGCATGGATTCAGGCTCATCCAGATGATGCGGCTGCTATGAACGCTGCTATTACGGCTCTTCAGAACAAGGTTGACACAGGCGACAAGAATGTAAGCGCTTACGTAAACGATGCTATTGCTGCTCTTAATATTGGCGACTACGCTAAAGCCGCTGACCTGACTGCTCTGGCAGCTCGTGTTACTACTCTTGAAAGTACAACTGCTACGCTCGGAACAGACATTGAAGCTATCTCTGCTGACTATGTAAAGGCTACGGAATTAGTAGCAATTACGAACACTGAAATCGACGCTATGTTCGCGTAGAACAAATCTTCTAAATTTACGGAGGCGGGCTGAACGCTTGCCTCCTTTTTATAAAGGAGAAATGTGTTTATGAGTATTAAAATATTTAACTACCAAGGCGCTACTTATCTTGTTCAGAAAATCAAAACTCTTTTAAACAGTAAAGCCGAAGCGGACCATACTCATACGGTTTTAATGGATTATAGCTACGATACAACTACACAATCGCTTGTTATAAACCAATTGGTATGTGAAGCAAGTCAATAAAAAAACATCTAAGGAGCCCTTATAATGCATATTGCAGAAATGACAATCGGGCAAATACTTGGTGGTGGTATTGGTGTAACTGCTATTGTTTTTCTTATTATCGAAATTGCCCCGATCAAAGTCAATCCTTGGTCGTACATTTTAGCGGCCGTAGGTAATAAGATAAACGCCGATTTGTCTAAAAAAGTTGATAAGTTGTCAGAAGAACTAATCGTTAACAGTAATCGCATAGACGAAAATGAACGTGATCGAATACGATATGAGATCTTGATCTTTGCAAATAGTTGTCGAAATAAGTCTTTGCATTCCCATGAAGAGTTTGGTCATATTTTTGAAATATACGATAAGTATCACGAGATTTTAGAACGTAGAAACGAGACTAATGGAAAAATTGACACGGACATGGAATACATAAAGAAAGTTTATCATAAGTGTCAAGTGGATAATGATTTTATAGCATAAAACTAAAAAGAGGGCCCGTCACTATGACAGGCTCTTTTATTTTTTATCCGATATCCTTATTCTTTTTACCTATTATATTTATACCTTTCTCGAATCTCTTAGCATGTGATTTTCTGGGTTTTCCTCCAAGAGCTTTATCGATAGCGTTTAAGGCACTAGTCTTAGGCGAATAAATGTTGTTGTCACCAGGTATATCTATCGTCCATCCTTCATCGCTACCGTATAACTTACACCCTCTATATTCTGTAGTTATGTTTGATTTAGTTCTGGCATTACTATCTTTCCACACAATTCTCATGATGATTTCTCCTTTATATTTTAGTTCTCTATCATCACGATGACTCTTTTATATCATACGGATGATAGAGATGGTGGTTATAGAGTAACCCACGCGAATTAGCGTAGGTTGATATCTAGTATAAATTCGTGGTTATTTTCGCGGCTGAACTCAATCTTCGAAAAAACTCTCTTCAAATATTCATTCTTAATCCCAGCTTCTAATGTATCATCTGTTAATTTCTGAAGAGCGTCTGATAGATGATATATAATATCTTCGTAATTTTCTTTCTCAGGAATACTATTCTCAATTTCTTCAATTCTATTTTTTAGACTTTCTATCTTCTCGTTATGGATTGCTTTTCTTTGTACAAATTCATTGTTTGATATTTGTTCGAGTTCCCAAGAATCAAATAATTTAGATAGTATTCGCTCTGTCTTTCTTATTTCTCTTTCTAACACTTCTATTTGGTCATATATTGTATTTTCATCTACATCCGGTAAACTATCCATCTTTATTTCGAAGTTGTCTATATATAGTTTTAAAGCGTATACAACAGCGTCTATGACGTCTTGAGTTACAACCGATTTGATTTTGCAGCTTGTAGATGTTTTATGACAATATCTTGGGGAAACCGAACCTTTCCTATGAGCGTAGGATTGGTACGCCATAGCTCTACCACAGCTCTTACAAAATAGCAAACCGGCAAGTGGGTTAGATAGTCTTAGATTTGTTTTGGTTTTGTCGTGATAGTATTTTGTTGAAGCTTTCCTAAACGTATCTTCATCAACAAGAGCGTGTTCTTTATGTTTCCCGTCATAAAGCATGTAATGATCCGTTTCGCTGGCATTCGTACGCTTACTTACCAAATTACCGTCAACCATGGTCTTAATTTTCATAGTGTAATTCCAACGAACTTTTCCAGTGTATGTTTCGTTCGTCAAAATGGCTTTTATAGTATCTGGATTCCATTCACGTTCGCCATAATATGTCGGTATACCAGACATAGTCAAATACTTTGCTATTTTACCAGAAGACATGTTTTGATTTACAGCCATATCAAAAATCATTTTTACGATTGGAGCTTCATCTTTATTTGGTATTAGTGTTCGGGATGTCCTGGTCTTTATTATATTATAACCATATGGACGATAAGAGCTTATATAGTTACCCTCAACAACAGATTGATGTCGGCCTCTAAGCATCCGTTTACCAATCATTTTATGTTCTCGTCTAGACATGAACAATTCAAATTCCATATATTCCTCGTCGTCGGTATTATGGGCAACGTCATAAGTCTTGGTTGGTGTAATGACTAGAAGTCCGTTATTCATATTCGAGTATTTCAAGCAATCCATTATTTTCTGTGCATCGCCTTGATTACCACGAGATAAACGAGTAACTTCTACGATCAGGATACCTTTATATTTTCCATCGTAACAATCCTTTATAAGCTTTTGAATCTCTGGTCTATCTTCGATTGTCTCACCGGATACAATTTCCTGATATATCTTACCGATATACAACCCTTTTCTAGCAGCAAGCTCAGTTAGAATCTTTTTATGCCTGGCTAGTGTTTCACCCTCTCCTAGTTTTTCTGCTTCCATATCGGCACGACTTTTACGGAGATAAATGGCGTATATGTCCATTTTTGCGATTTCTACAGCGTTGTTCATATCAAACGTTGTCATTGGTTCCACCTTTCCTTTGATGTAAATTCTACGATGAGCTGAATTCAGGCATCACCTCCTTTAATGATTCGCTACACTTTCTCTTTTCTTTTTCACCTATGTAGACTCACTGTCTTCTTTGGCTAAGTAAGAATCTTGTGTATTCCATTATTTTATTGATTTCATCATCAGTAAAATGTATTTGTCCAAATTCTTTATTCCAAACTTTAAAACGCTCAAATCGTTCCTTTTTCATTTCAAAACCAGAAGGGGTTCTATCGTTATCTTTTCGATGTGCTTTAATTAATTCCGATATCGATATACCAAAGAAATCAGCAACAAGATTGATTATATTTACGGGTATAGGTGTTTTTCCTACTTCATAATTGTTTATGTCTTCCGCAGATAATCCGATCTCATGTGAAAATTCCTCAATCGATAAATTACTTCCTATACGTAATGCTTTAAAAACATCACCCATAGTTACATCATCAATAGTTGATAGTTCTTTCTTTTTCGGTGAGTCTTCCCATCCCATCAAATACCCTGGGGTGGTCTCAAGAGCATTAGCTAAAGGTTCAAGTACATCTAGAGGAAGATTCTCTATATCACCTCGTTCGTAACGATATATAGTAGCTCGATTCTTACCGAGTTTAGATGCAAGATCGTCTACAGACATATCTAGTTGTTTTCTTAATTCTTTTATTTTTTGTCCTATTGTCATTAAACAACCTCCTAATAAACCCCATAATACATGATGAATCGCACATATGCAAATAAATTGTATTCTAGAATAAATCGTTTTCACTTTATGCGAAAAAGTTATTGACATAAAAAGTAAGTCGGTGATATTCTCGTGTTGTTGCAGATGAGCGACAAATACAGCGAGAGGTGATATGCATGAATGCGAATAAATTGAAAGGTAAGATATTCGAAAAGGGATTAAATGTAGCTAAGACTGCTGATTTGATCGATATTCATAGGTCTTCTTTTTATCGTAAACTAAATGGCTTCGATACATTCACTGTAAATGAAGCAGCTAAGTTAAAAGAAGTTCTAGGATTAACTAACTTAGAAGCGTTGGATATATTTCTAACACGGAGTAGATAGCTGTGGAGCGGTATATACACAAGAACGCAATTATTTATATTAGAGGAGAAGTTAATCGAGAGGAGTTGGAAGAGGCCACTATTAAATTTCTTAAAAAAGCAGATAAATGCAGGAAGAATAAAATGAAGGAGAAAAATCAAAATGGCAACACCGATTCGCCCAGAATTATCAACAAAAAATAAGTATTGGATTGATCGACATAGGTATTACGAATTAAAGCATTTCTGTTTACAGTATTCGTCGTGGAAGAAAACTTATGCTGCTTTGACTGAATTAGGCGTAACAACTACATTGATGGATCGGTTCCCGTCAAGTAATGTTCCAGCAGATTTAACGGCAACATACGCAATAAGAAAAGCGTATTATGCAGAGCGAATAAAAACAGTAGAAAGCGCGGCAATGGAGGCGGATAAAGATTTATACATTTATATTTTGAAGGCGGTTACAGAAGGAATGTCTTACACATACTTGAAATCAAAACTAGATATCCCTTGCAGTAGAGATACTTACTATGACAGATACAGACGCTTCTTTTGGTTATTAAATAAGATGCGGGATTGATTTAAGAGCTTATAATAAATAGATAAAATTTTTAATTTTTAGTCCTGACAAGGACTCTTTTTTTTTTCGCTAAATTTACAAGGTATATTATGAGAAAACAACAAAATGGAGGAGATTATTATGTTTAACAAGAAGTATAAAATTACTTTATGTGCGAACAAAAACGATGTTGTAAAAAAATTAGGAGCAATGGATTGTCTTGGTAAATACACAGTGGATATTGAAGTGAAAAATTCAGTAGGACATGTGTATACCAAGGATGATCTGGTTTTCTACGGATTTACAAGTAAATTACCAGTGCATAAAGTAGCTAATATGTTAAAAGTGAATATGAATAACACTAGCGTTTATGTTGTTGGAGGAATTGTATTCATTGAATTTGAGTCCTGATATGGGACTCTTATTCTTTTTTTTTCGCGAAAATTACATCCCACTTTATGAAAGATATTATAAAGGAGGATTTAAAATGAAAAAATATGTCAAATATGCGGTAATTGGTGTAGCTGGGTACTTAATCGGATTTTATGAGATGAAGTACAAAGTTATAAAAGCAATCGCAAATGGAGTAATAGAAAGAGAGGAGAAAGAATCCGAAGAATAACAAGAGGAGGAGTCCTAACAAGGGCTCTTTCTTTTCGCGATTAAAACATTCTCCTTTATGAAGACTAATATAGAAAGAGGAGGTTAACATGGACGAAATGAAAGTTAAATTATCTACTAAATTTATGAGAGGTATCGTTTCAAAATTAATCGCTAGATCTATAAAGAAAAAGTATGGATGTAAAGTAGATATCCAGCTTAATGAATTAGATATTAGCATGATTGATGGAGAAACAAATATCAGCACGAACGTAGACATAAAACTTGATAGTGAAGAGTTCAAGAAAATCATGAAACAAATTAGTTCTGAAGATTAGGGCCAGCAATGGCTCTTTCTTTTTATTCTAGGTTAGATATTTTTCTTAATCTAGATTAACCGACTTATATTTTCCGTACGCAGGTGACAACAAACGATGATATTTTTGTAAAGTGAAAAATTCCCCGGGTGGGATTTTTTGAAAAACATTTTAGAAAGGAGGAGTAAATGGAAGTTTTATTACCAAGCATATTATTCGTGTTGATGGGTGTATATCATTTGATATACGTGTATTTTAGCAAACCGAAAACTATAGGGAAAATTGTTCTTACAAAAGATAATAAGATGTATGTAGAATTTAACGATGAAGAATCATTTTCTAAAATAAAGTCGGCTCGTTATGTAACTTTCAAGATCGATAATACGCGTGAATAACTTGTTATGGTATGAAGGGTATTAATTCTTAGAAATTAAAAGGAGGAAACTTAAATGAAAATCGAAACGTTATTACACGATGAGATTAAATCCGAACTTGAAGAATTGAAAAAGATTGAATTGGGTTCTGAAAAGTACAAAGTTACGGTTGACGGACTGACTAAGCTTGTAGACAAAGCAATCGAAATGGACAAACTCAACATTGAAGTTCAGGAAAAAGTTGAAAGTCGAGAAAACGACAATGACTTAAAACTGAAACAGATGGAAGAGGAACGAAAAGATCGATTTGTTAGAAATGGCATAGCTGTAGCCGGTATCGTTATACCTACAATGGTTACGATTTGGGGAACGATAAAGACTATTGAATTCGAAAAGGAAGGAACAATCACGACGATAATGGGAAGAGGTTTCATTAACAAATTACTTCCTAAGAAGTAAGAATGTAATACTATTATGAATGAGCTCTAACAAGGGCTCTTTCTTTTATTTTTACAGACGAGGTTGTTTATGAGATATCACTATGAGAAACCATCTATTTATTTGTCTATGTATGGTACTACATATAATTGCAACCATCCTATTTATAACGAATGTACTCTTTTCCAAATAGGAGAAAAAGGATTAGCGGTCATACAACAACGATTTGATCCTGACACAAAAGCTACTTGGTGGAGTTGGATAGATCCATGGTTAACCGATGATATATATTTACATCCAGGTTTCAAAGCGTTCTTCGATATTCGTTCTGGTACGTGTAAAGACGGGCTGTATCCAACTGTTACGATTAGACAAATAATGTGGGCACTTAAAATGAAGCCTTTAGAGCGAAAACGATGGGAAACCGTATTTGACCGCAAAAATATATAAAATCGCCGAAAAAACGAGGCTCTATTTTTCGTTCTAAGCGATTTTTTTGAGGTCGGTAATACCGTAGGTCCTGTGAAAAACTTTATATTTTCGCTATTTTTACAATTTATATTATGAAAGGTATATTTGAGAATCGAAAGGAGTTCGATATGAAATTAGTTAAAGTAAACAGGAACGAAGTATTGAAAGAAAGATCGTTATATAAGAAAAGTAATAATTTGTTATTATTAGAGCAGTTTATTGAAAGCGGAATGGGATGCGCTAAAGTTGAGGGATATACTCATAATAGTCCAACATCATGTGCCGCTGCTTTAAGCAGATCTATAAAAAATTATAATCTTCACGGTATAATGTGCATACAAAGAAAAAATAATGTTTATTTAATTAGAATCGAAGATGAAAAAGAAGATTGATATATCTTAGCAAGAGAGGTCTTACATAGACTTCTCTTTTTTTTTTTCGCGACGATTACATCCTACTTTATGAAAGGAAGGTAACGATTATGAAAAAGACATTTAATGACTTAAAGGACAGATTCAAAAGATATTTTGGTGAAACCTACAAGAATAAACTTATAGCAGTAAGTATGTTTACTATTGGGGGTGTTGCAGCAATTATATCTAAAGGAGATTGTACTGCATTAGTATTAATGTTGCTTTTAGGAGTACCGTTATTATTCGCTAAAGAAAATTGGATTAAATAAAAGGCTGGAGTCTGAGGAAACTTGGACTCCTATTCTTTTTATTCGCGAAATTTACAAGGGGTATTATGAAAGGATAGAAGTGGTGTGACACGAATGTAGAGACTTAGATGTCTCCGCCGCTAAAGAACTTCGATGGTCTCTTTAGCCTATTCTTTTTAATTTTTCACAAAAAGAAAAGGGAGATGTTTTACATGAACAACTTATTAAAAAGCTCGAAGCGATTTTTAAAACGAAATTCATCAACTATCCTTACGTTTGTCGGAGCAGGAGGAGTAATAGTAACTTCTGTAACTGCGGTAAAGGCTACGCCAAAAGCGTTATCGTTATTGGACAAGGCTGAGGAAGAGAAAGGAGAAACACTTACAAAATTAGAAATTGTTCAAGTAGCAGGCCCTGCTTATATTCCATCCGTATTGATAGGAGTATCGACAATGGCTTGTATATTTGGAGCTAACTATTTTAACAAACGCAAACAGGCGGCTCTTATAAGCGCTTATGCTGTACTTGATAATTCTTATAAAGAGTACAGAAAAAAAGTAGAGGAATTACACGGTAAAGAAGCAGAGCAAGAAATTAGAAACGAAATAGCTAAAGATCATTACGATGAAGATCTAGAAGAAGATGACGGTAAGCAATTGTTCTATGATCCATATTCCAATAGATACTTCAGAGCAACTAACGAAACTGTATTAATGGCCGAATATAAGATTAATAAAATGTTATCAGAAGATTGTTACGTTAGTTTAAATGAACTCTATGAATTATTAGAGATTCCAACAGTGGATTATGGTGAATTTGTAGGTTGGTCTTCAGCTCAAATGTTTGAAATGTATTGGAGTTCTTGGATTAATTTCTATCATGAAAAAGTAGAAATGGAAGATGGCTTAGAATGTTTCATCATTAATTATACAGAACCAAACGTTGACTTCGAAAATTACTAAACTCGCGAAAATTACATGCTACTTTATGAAGAAGTGTATTCAGTTTTTATAATGAAAAGGAGACGATTACTATGAACACAAAAATGATGAAAATTATTGGTATTGCAACCACTGTAGTTGGTGTGGGTGTAACCCTTACTAACGAATGGATTGGCAATAAACAGATGGAAATCAAAATTGCTGAAGAAGTAAGTAAAGCCGTTGAAAATGCATTAAAAAACAAATAACTGAACAAATGGGAGAGTCCTAATATGGGACTCTTTTATTTTTGCGTTGAAAGGAGAAGAAAAATGAACAAACCGAAACTACCAAAACTTGTCGAAAGCACTCGTGCGTTTGTATCAAAACGAAGTCCCGAGATTCTTATGGGCATCGGGATTACAGGTATGCTTACGACAACCGTACTTGCTGTAAAGGCTACGCCTAAAGCTCTTATGTTGATCGAAAAAGAACAACGTGATAGGCGGGAAGAATTAAGTGTGCCTGAGAAAATTAAAACATGTTGGAAATGCTATATTCCGGCCACTACAACATGTGTATTTTCAATAGCTTGCCTGCTTGGATCAAGTTCCGTAAACACAAGACGTAACGCAGCATTAGCAACAGCTTACAAGATTTCGGAGACAGCTTTGTCCGAATATAGAGATAAAGTAGTTGAGACTGTCGGAGAAAAGAAAGAACAATCCATAAGAGATAAGGTCAGTAAGGAGCGAATCGATAAAAAACCTGTTAGTAAGAGCGAAGTCATCATAACAAAAAGAGGAGATACTTTATGTTATGACACTATATCCGGTAGATATTTCAAATCGGACATTGAGCGTATTAAGAAAGCTGAAAACGATCTTAATAAAAGAATGCTAAGTGGAGATATGTATGTATCATTAAGTGAGTTTTATGACGAACTCGGTTTAGATCATACCGCCATTAGTGACGATCTTGGATGGGATATTGACAAGGGTATGATTGAACTAGATTTCAGTTCCCAGATAGCGGATGATGGGACTCCGTGTATTGTGGTCGATTATTGTATTGCTCCTCGATATGACTTTTCGAGGTTTGTGTAATTTAGCGCGAAATTTACAAACGCTATTATGAGATAACACTTAACAACTTTTACGTTGAAAGGAGAAATAACAATGGAAATCAATGAAATGTTAGAAAGCGTAGAGGAACCTGTAGAAGCAGTGATGACTGAGGTTACTAAGTCTGGAAACAGTGTAGTTAAGAATGTTGTAGGAGGAGTTGTAGTATATGCAGCGAGCGCATTAGCTCACAAGTATGTAGTAAAACCAATCGTACGCAAGATTAAAGACAAAGTTGAACAGCGTAAAACCGATAAGTTATTTGAAGAAGCAGATGACGACACGATTGACGATTCAAATGTGATTGACATGGCGAAAGACAAAGAGTAAAAGTAGCAGTATTAAATCAGATGGGAGTATCCGTAACAGGGTACTCTCTTTTACTTTTTTAGAAAGGATATTTATGAGCTACCACAAATATTTATATTCTGGACCTGTTACCGAGTTAGGTAGAGTTATTGTTCGGAAATGGACAGCGATTACGTATGCCCCATCAGAAATTAAAGCTCGTAATAATTTAGCATATCGTTTTAAGAAGGAAAACTGTAAAACTCGAAACACACGTATCGGATTGCCAGGAAAAATAGTCATATTAAATGACAGTCATCAGGACGATGGTGAACAGTTATTCTTTGATTGTTTAGCAGATTTATTTAACTAAAGGAGATGTCGTAGATGAGTGAAATTGATTTCAAACCAAACTCTCACAAATTTAAAGAAGACCTGAACAGTGCTTCTGACGATAGAAAGAAATTAGAAAAAGTCGTTAAAGGTAACGTTAAGACAAGAAAAAAGAGCAGCATTCGTAAATTTGCTGATGATTTTATCGCAGAAGATGCTAAGAACATAAAATCTTACGTTGTTCTCGATGTATTGATTCCTGCTTTAAAAAAAGCTGTTTCTGATATTGTTACTAACGGTATTGATATGATTCTTTATGGTGAAAGCGGAAGTAATAAGAAACGTTCAAACTCCAGTTATGTGTCATACCGTGATTATTCTGATCGAAGAGATGATAGATATCGTGATAATCGAACAAGAACTGGTTATGGATATGACGATCTTATTTTGGACACTAGAGGAGAAGCGGAAGAAGTTTTATCTAGAATGGATGAACTTATTGAGACATACGGCGTAGCAACTGTTGCCGATCTATATGATCTTGTGGGTAAATCTTGTAATTACACAGACAATAAATACGGATGGACTAACATTCGAAACTCAGAAGCCGTACGAGTAAGAGACGGATATTTACTAAAGTTACCGAAGGCATTACCTATAAATTAATGAAAGGAGAGAATATGTACGGAGTTAGAGAAATTAAAGATGAAATGGTGACTCATCCACCTCATTACCAGTCAGAATCTGGTTTAGAGGTTATCGATGTTATTGAAGCTTTCACAGCAAATCTTAACGGCATCGAAGCAACCGATACAGGCAATATTATCAAATATATGTGTAGGTGGAAGTCTAAGAACGGCTTACAGGATTTACGTAAAGCAGCGTGGTATCTAGAACATTTAATCAGTAAAGTCGAAGAACAAGAAGAGCATGTCTTGTATATTAACAACGAGGAGTTTGAAAGTAAGTAAATCAAATATTAAATAGGAGGATAAAGATGGAAATAGGAAAATTAGAAAAAAGAGCATTGATGTTTGCTTGCGGATGTATAGTTTTAGGATTTGTTGGAATTACGGCATCAATTATCAGAGGAGGTAGATATGGAAAATAAAAAGATATTAACCTATTTTATTGGTAAATGGGGATTCAATAGAACGATGTATGTACTTGCAACTGGCTTTGCAGGTTTTGGAATAGGGTCGTTTTTAGGAATTTTAACTATGTGTAATGTTCCTAAAGAATTAGAAGAGGAAGAAGAATTATTTGAAAAGGAGAATGAATAATCATGAAAAAAACTAAAATATCAAACAACATCACAAGAAGTCTTCATAAAGTAGGCTTCAAGATTAAAAAGCACAGCCCTGAAATCTTAGCAGTGGTAGGTGTAGTAGGTGTAGGAGCAACTGTGGTCACAGCTTGCGTCGCTACAACCAAACTTAGCGACATTCTCGATGAAACTACCGATACGATCGAAAAGATCAACGAGACAGTAGCAAATCCAGACTTCGCAGATAAATATTCTGAAGAAGACGCTACTAAAGATAAGGTTATTGTCTATACACAGACTAGCGTTAAAATCGCTAAGTTATATGCGCCTTCGGTTATTTTAGGTGTTGCTTCTGTTGGATGTTTCTTAACATCTCACAACATTCTTCGCAAGAGAAATATCGCCTTGGCCGCTGCTTATGCAACAGTGGATAAAGGATTCAAAGAATATAGATCTCGTGTAGTGGAACGTTTTGGAGAAGCTTTAGACCAGGAGCTCAGATTCAATGTCAAAGCCAAAGAGTTTGAAGAAGTAGTTATCAACGAAAAAGGCGAGGAAGAAATTGTTAAGAAAACTGTAAGTGTAGTAGATCCGAATACTTACAGCGATTATGCTAGATTCTTTGACGAAGCTTGCCCAGGTTGGTCTAAAGATCCTGAGTATAATTTGACGTTTCTCAAGCGTCAGCAGAATTTCGCTAACGAAAAACTTCAAACTAATGGTTTTCTGTTCTTGAATGACGTATACGAGATGATTGGTATTCCTAAAACAAAAGCCGGTCAGATTGTTGGTTGGATTTACGACGAAAAGAATCCTGTAGGTGATAATTTCGTGGATTTCGGAATCTATGACGTAAACAACGAAGCTAAGAGAGATTTCGTAAACGGTTATGAAAGAAGCATTCTACTAGACTTCAATGTCGACGGGAATATCTGGGATAAGATGTGAATGCTTGGACCAAATAGCATAGGGTCCGGAAACTATATGCAAGATATTCTCGACTACTCTCACATTTGAGGGAGGTGATGATAATGACTGGTAGAGAATTGATTATCTATATTTTAGAGAATGACCTTGAAAACGAACTAGTATTTCAAGATGACAAACTTATTGGTTTTCTAAACGAAAGAGAAGCCGCAGTTAAGTTAAATGTTGGAATAGAAACAATTCGTACGATGATAGAACTGAATGTGTTAGAAGGTATATCTATCGGAAACACGTTTTATATTCCGGCTGACTATTATTTGTTCACTTTGAAAGACTGATAAAGGAGGTATTTGCTAATGAAAAAAGATTTGAATGTTATATCTTACACATTAGCTATCATGGCAGGTATTTGTTTCGTAACTGGTATCGCTGTGTTATCTCACAATTAAACTGAAGGAGGGGATGGTATGGATAGAATCGAATACGCTTTATCCATGCTCGATTATATAATGAACACGAGACGTAAAAGACATCTCGTAGGAGGTGTATTACTAAGCGTTTCTATGTTATTTGGGGGATTAGCTTTCACGGTCATAACTATAAAGAACGAGGAGGACACAGATGAAGAATAAGTTACGTTATATTTTCATGTTTGCTGCTGGGGCCGCTATCGGCTCGGCAGTAACTTGGAAATTGATAAAAACTAAATACGAGCGAATAGCTCAAGAAGAAATTGATTCCGTCAAAGAGGTATTTTCTAGAAAGGAAGAGCGCGAAGAAAATGCGGAGACTGCTAAAAAAACAGCACAGGAGATGCATCCTGAAATAGAATTTGAAGAAGACGGTCTTCCTACTAGAGAATTTTACAAAGAACTCGTAAACAAACAATACGGTTACTATGCTAATGAAATAAAAAATGATAACAAGGAGGTGGACGATATGAAACCTTATGTAATTCCGCCAGACGAATTTGGCGATCTTTTAGAATACGATACTATATCTCTTACTTATTACGCTGATAAAGTATTAACTGACGATATGGATGAACCTGTAGAAGATGTGGATGATGTCGTAGGTATCGAATCTTTAGATCATTTCGGAGAATGGGAAGATGACTCGGTATTCGTAAGAAACGATAAATATAAAGCTTATTACGAAATCCTTCTCGATGAAAGAAAATACTCGGACATCATAAATAAAAATCCGCATCTAGCGGAGGACGAATGATACGAGAAAACATTATTAATGAATATTTCAAATGGTTGTTCGGTTTAGTATGCGGAAAAAGATATTCGAAACAAATTTCTTATAAAAAACTTTTGATGCATTTACATGATACCGAATTTAGATATTTGATACCTAAAGATCAAAACAGAGCCGAAGATGGAATAGATTTAAGATATCGATTCGCGTTAGCTCAATCTCAAAATGATTATCATGTACAAGAAATAATCTTGGATATATTAGACGGTCCATGTAGCGTCCTCGAAATGATGGTTGCATTATCAATTCGTTGCGAGGAAAACATTATGGATGACCCGACTATAGGCAATAGGACTGGTCAATGGTTTTGGGGTATGATAGTGAATCTTGGTTTAGGTTCTATGACTGACGATCGATTTGATATGGAATTAGTCGACGAAATAATCGAAAGGTTTCTTAATCGAGAGTATGAACCTAATGGTAAAGGCGGATTATTTACAATCAAACATTGTTGTCGTGATTTGCGAGATGTCGAAATCTGGTATCAGCTTTGTTATTATCTTGATACTATTATTTGACGAGAAAGGAGAACAACGAATGTAATGCTTGATTTTTTGAAAATATCTAAGCGAAGACCAAAGAAAGATATCGTGGAGATATATCCTAAATTCATTATTAAAAAATCAGCAGATCTGATGATTCGTGGTGGTGACTTCTACGCTATTTGGGTTGAAGAATACGGTTTATGGTCAACCGACGAAGGCGACGCTCTGAGACTTATCGATCAAGAGCTTGAAAATTATATGCAAGAACATGGTGACGATATAGATGGCGACGTTAGGGTTCTGCATATGTGGGACGCTGATAGTGGAATGATCGATAAGTGGCATAAATATTGCCAGAAGCAAATGCGAGATTCTTTTCACATGCTTGATGAGACTCTCATATTCTCCAACACCGAAACCAATAAAAAAGATTACGCGAGTAAAAAACTAAGTTATCCACTAGAAGTTGGAGAGCCCAAAGCCTGGAATAAGTTAATATCTACTTTATATTCAGAGGAAGAGCGACATAAAATTGAATGGGCTATCGGTTCTATCGTATCTGGGGATTCTAAAAATATACAGAAATTCATGGTTTTATATGGATCTGCCGGAACAGGTAAATCTACTATATTAAATGTCATACAGCAGTTGTTCGATGGATATTACTCAGTCTTTGACGCAAAGGCTTTGGGTTCATCGAGCAACTCTTTTGCTTTAGAGGCATTTAAGACCAATCCTCTTGTAGCGATCCAGCATGATGGTGATTTATCTAAGATCGAAGATAACACAAGACTTAACAGTTTAGTTTCTCATGAGCTTATGACAGTAAATGAGAAGTTTAAATCGACATATTCAAATCGTTTTAAATGTTTCTTATTCATGGGAACAAATAAACCAGTTAAGATTACAGATGGTAAATCTGGTCTAATCCGAAGATTGATTGATGTTTCTCCTTCAGGAAATAAATTAAGTCCTACGGAATATAAAACTACCATGAAACAAGTGAGCTTTGAACTTGGAGCAATTGCTAATCATTGTAAGGAAGTATATTTAAAAGATCCAGGTAAGTATGACGATTATATTCCAACTACTATGCTCGGCGCATCTAACGATTTCTACAATTTCATAATTGATTCGTATCACATATTTAAGAACGAAGATGGAATTACGTTGAAAGCTGCTTGGGAAATGTACAAGACATATTGTGATGATGCAAAAGTTCCTTACCCATTTTCTCAACGCAATTTCAAAGAAGAGCTTAAAAACTATTTCTGGGACTATAATGAAAGATTTAACCTCGACGACGGTTCCAGAGTTCGAAGTTATTATAGTGGTTTTAGAACAGATAAATTCGATACTGAAAAAAGTGAGGAAAAGGACACACCTAAAATGAAGCTTATTCAGTTCGATAATATCGAATCTATATTTGATAAAGAGTGTGCAGATTATCCAGCTCAATACGCTACGTCGAAAGAAACACCATCTAAAAAATGGGAGAACGTCACGACGAAATTATCAGATTTAGATACTTCTAAAATCCACTACGTTAAAGTTCCGGAGAATCATATCGTAATTGATTTTGATATTCCGGATAAAGACGGTAATAAATGCTTCGAACGAAATGTCGAGGAGGCCAGCAAATGGCCTTCTACATATGCCGAGCTTAGTAAAAGCGGACAGGGAGTTCATCTTCATTATATTTATAATGGCGACCCTACAAAACTTAGTAGAGTATATGACGATCATATCGAAATAAAAGTATTCACTGGTAAGAGTTCTCTCCGAAGGAAACTTACAAAGTGCAACAATTTACCTATCGCTAATATTAGCTCTGGGTTACCACTGAAAGGAGATGTTAAGATGGTTAATTTCGAAGCTATTAAAAGCGAAAAAGCGCTTAGGACTTTGATAAAACGTAATCTCAACAAAGAGATACATCCTGGAACTAAGCCAAGTATCGATTTTATCTACAAGATATTAGAAGATGCTTACGCAAGTGACTTGAAGTACGACGTCACTGATATGCGTAACGCGGTATTGGCTTTTGCTGCAAGTAGCACACATCAAGCTGATTACTGCATTAAACTCACAAATAAAATGCAGTTTAAATCCTCTGAAAGTTCGTTAGGAATACAAAAAGACGATAGTAAACTTATATTTTATGACGTGGAGGTCTTTCCTAATCTATTTCTGGTTAACTGGAAAGTCGAAGGTGAAGGTAAACCGGTCGTAAGAATGATTAATCCTACAAGCTCTGAAATTGAGGAGATAATGAGATTTAATCTTGTTGGATTCAACTGTCGCAGGTACGACAATCATATTCTATACGCTAGATTGATGGGATATACAAATGAACAGTTATATAAGCTATCACAACGAATTATTAGTGGTGATAAAAAAGCATTCTTCGGAGAGGCTTACAATGTGTCTTATACCGACGTTTATGATTTCGCATCGGCTGGAAACAAAAAGAGCTTAAAAAAGTTTGAAATCGAATTAGGTATTCATCATCAGGAACTTGGTTTACCTTGGGATCAACCTGTACCAGAAAAAATGTGGATTAAGGTTGCCGAGTATTGTGACAACGATGTATTAGCTACCGAAGCTGTATTTAATCATCTATCTGCCGATTGGACGGCAAGACAAATTCTGGCTGACTTAGCTGGAATGACGGTTAATGATACGACTAATACTCTAACAACCAAAATTATATTTGGCGGTAATCGTAAACCTCAGAACCAGTTTAATTATCGCAATCTTGCTGAACCGGTACTTGACTTAGATATCGAAACTCATAATTTCTTATCTAATGCTGCTCCAGAGATGATGAAAGAACCTCATGGTGAGGCCGAAAGCGTATTGCCATATTTCCCTGGTTATAAGTACGAAAACGGCAAATCAACTTATCGAGGAGAAGAAATCGGAGAAGGTGGGAAAGTATACGCCGAACCAGGTATGTACGGTAACGTCGCTTTATTAGATGTTGCTTCTATGCATCCTCACAGTGCTATCGCCGAATGTTTATTTGGAGTTGATTTTACTAAACGCTTCAAAGAAATTGTAGATGGACGAGTAAACATTAAACATGAAGCTTGGGACGATGTAAATAAAATGCTGGATGGCAAACTAACACCGTATATTCAGAAGGTGATTGATGGGGAACTGACTTCTAAAGATTAGGCAAACGCCTTGAAAACAGCAATCAATTCTGTATATGGTTTGACTTCAGCAAGTTTCGAAAACGCATTTTACGATCCACGTAATAAGGACAATATCGTTGCGAAACGTGGTGCGTTATTCATGACAGACCTAAAACATGAAGTACAGAAGAAAGGTTTCACAGTAGCTCATATCAAAACTGATTCTATCAAGATTCCGGATGCTACTCCTGAGATAATACAGTTCGTTATCGATTTCGGTAAGAGATACGGATACACGTTTGAACATGAGGCTACTTACGAACGTATGTGTCTTGTTAATGATGCTGTTTATATTGCTAAATATAAAGATGGCAAACATGCCGGAGAGTGGACTGCTACAGGTACACAATTTGCGGTACCTTATGTATTTAAGAAACTCTTCAGTAAAGAACCAATTGTGTTTGAGGATATGTGTGAAACAAAGTCTGTAACCTCTGCTTTATATTTGGATATGAATGAAACTCTACCTGATGTGAGCGAATACGAAAAGCAATTCGCTAAGCTTCTAAAGGATATTGGTGATATTTCAAAACTGGAAGACCCAATGACGGATGAATGTCAGGAATTCGAAAGGCTTGGAAAAATCATTGCCGATGGTCACAATTATATTTTCGTCGGACGTGTTGGTCAGTTCTGCCCTATTAAACCTGGTTGTGACGGAGGATTGCTCATGCGTGAGAAAGATGGCAAGTACTATGCTGCTACCGGCTCGAAAGGTTATCGTTGGAAAGAATCTGAGATAGTTAAAGAACTTGGTTTGGAAGAAGAGATTGATAGGTCTTATTATGACAAATTAGTCGACGATGCTGTCGAGACAATATCTAAGTATGGTGATTTCGAATGGTTTATATCCGATGATCCATATGAAGGTTCGGCCCTTCAGTTTGATAACACGATACCATTTTAACAATTAATAATATATTCAAAGAAAAGGAGAAACAAAATTATGAGAATCACATTTGCACCAAGAGGAATCTTACAGATCGATGAAGCGAGAATTATTTATCGCAACTTTTCTGGAATAGGCTCTAAGTATAATCGCGAAGGAGATAGGAATTTCGCAGTCGTTATTCCAAATCAGGAATTAGCTGACGCTCTTATCGAAGCGAATTGGAACGTTAAGATAAAGCCCCCTCGCGATGAAGATGATACCCCGTTTATGTATCTTCCGGTTAAGGTTAAATTTAACGATCGTGGACCAAGCATATATCTCAAAACCGGCACCGCAATGAATAAACTTGATGAGGAGAGTGTCTCTTGTTTAGATAATGTAGATATTCTCAGCGTAGATTTAGACGTTAGGCCGTACGATTGGGATGTGAATGGTAAGACTGGCCGTACAGCATATTTGCAGTCTATTTGTGTTACACAGGAGATTGATCGTTTCGCTGAAAGATATTCTGAGGAAGAGTTCTAATCCGCGAAATTTACACGCCATATTATGGAAGGGGAGATCCGAAATAAGGGTCTCCTATTTTTTATGCCGGTGTGGTGGAATGGCAGACACGATGGATTTAGATTCCATTGCAGTAATGCGTGCGTGTTCGAATCACGTCATCGGCACCATTAGTTATATCATTATATTTTATAGGAGGAATTTGCTATGAACAAAACAGAAGCATATCTAGACCTACAGAAACGACAACAAAAGGAGTTAGAGGATTTTCCAATTGCTTATGCTTTCAACGAAAAGCAACTGGAAGAAGCTCTTAAGAAATTAGGAGCTAAGAAAGAAGAGTGTGTTACTTTATTTAACCATGGAGATGTCTTGAAGAAAACTGATGTACCAGCATTCAAGACAATGTTAAAACGTCATACTAAAGAGCTGCAAGAGGCAATGAAGAATGAAGACTTTGCCGAGGCAGCTTTTCTTTATGAAATGGATAATCACGAGTATGCGATTAACTGGGACGGAGATGCTGATGTATTAGCTGCTTTATGTTTGGATGAAAAATTGCTTAAGGAGTTTGGTCTGGAAGATGCTTATAGAAGAGCTCGTAGAGCACACATGAAACACGCTGAGGAGTGGGGGATGATTTAATGGGACGACGATTAATCACCATTAGTAAGTGTCCGTTGTGCGGTGAGGAAGTGGAGAAAGTTCCGGACAGTATATTAAAACAAAATCCGCATTATCACGATGCCGAGCTTGTTATAACAAGAACCGGACTTAAACAATATATCCACAGCTCATGCTGGTACAAAATGATTGAAGAAAAAAGACCTTATGACGGCAAACTGTATGTATAAATCATGAAATTGAAGGTGATATGTGATGACGCAAGACTACCTAGGAACTTATTCACAGCACGTCTACGAAATTGTAAGACTAGAAACTTTGGATATGGATGCGATTTACAAAGATTATATTCTTCAATTAGTAGGCGTGTTTGGTTTTAATTCTTTGATAGAAAACAAGCTTATTGAAAGCTGTGGCGTAGTTAATGGTCGACGATTATACACTTTGTTGAAAAACGACACTATATTTACCAACAAATAAAACCACAGGAGAGTGGTAAAAATGGTGAGAATAACAAAATACAAAACCAGACTTACTGAAGATAAAAAAGTGACTCTTGAAAAAGAAGTAAGTGTTAATCGTCCAAACTTGTCTGAGATTATTAGAAGTCCGGAAGATGTATATATTTTAGCGAAGGACTTCATACGATTACACGAAGAATCAGAGGAATATTTGTACATGGCATGTCTCAATACGAAAAATAAGGTAACTTCTGTATTCGAACTTTCTCACGGAAATGTTAATAGTTCAATAGTTGGTATTAGGGAAATGTTTCAAAAAGCTCTTTTGGCAAACGCTGTAAGTATAATTGTAATGCATAATCATCCAAGCGGAGATTGCTCACCTAGTCGTGAAGATGTGAATATTACTAAAAAAATGAAAGAGGCTGGAGATCTTATTGGGATCGAAGTCTTAGACCATATAATTGTTGGCGAAAACAATTATTGCAGTTTGAAAGAAAAAGGTCATATTTAAAAGGAGGTGGTAGGTTGGCAAAACCTTTCTTATATGACTATCAAATGGATTCTGTAAATAAAATGCGTAACGGATGTATTCTAAATGGTGGAGTCGGTTCTGGTAAATCTAGAACCGGTCTCTACTATTATTTCAAGGAACAAGGCGGAAGTATTGATCCAGATTATATTTATATGAAAAAACCTAAAGATCTATACATAATAACTACGGCTATGAAACGAGATTCTCTCGAATGGGAAGGAGAGCTTGCTAATTTTCTAATTTCCACTAATCCAGAAAAAAATAAGACATACGGTAACAAAGTTATCATCGATAGTTGGAATAACATTAAAAAGTACTCTGATATTCAGGGTGCTTTCTTTATTTTTGACGAAGATCGAGTAACCGGATCTGGAGTGTGGGTTAAGGCGTTTCTCAAGATAGCTAAAAGTAATGACTGGATCATATTGTCTGCAACTCCAGGAGATACTTGGCAGGATTATATTCCCGTATTTATAGCGAATGGATTCTATAAGAACAAAACAGAATTCACAAGGGAGCATATCATATACTCCAGATTCACTAAGTATCCAAAAATTGATCGTTACATAAACACTGGTCGTCTTATTCGTCTTAGAAACCAAATTCTAATTGATATGGATTTCTCCAGACATACGATTCCTCATCATGAAGATGTGTATTGTAAGTATGATATTTCAAAGTATAAAGATGCTACGAGAACTCGCTGGGACCCATATAAGAATGAACCGATTCAGCAGGCAAGTGGATTATGCTACGTACTTAGAAGAATCGTAAATGAGGATGAATCAAGACAAACAGCATTACTTGAGTTATTCGAGAAGCATCCTAAGATGATAGTCTTTTATAACTTTGATTACGAGCTTGATATTTTGAAAGGACTTTATTATGGAGAAAATGTTGAAATTGCTGAATGGAATGGACACAAACACCAACCTGTTCCGTCTGGGGAAAAGTTTATCTACCTCGTACAGTATAATGCTGGTGCAGAGGGCTGGAATTGTATTAGAACCGATACAATCGTTTTCTACAGCCAAAACTACAGCTACAAAGTCATGCAGCAAGCATCAGGAAGAATCGACAGATTAAACACTCCTTATAGAGATCTATATTATTACCATCTTAAATCTCGTAGTGGAATCGATTTAGCTATAAGCAGAGCTTTGAGTCAGAAGAAGAAATTCAACGAAAACAAGTTTATCAAATGGTGAAAGTTATTTTTTCATAATTTATTGAAAGGAGTTATAAATGAAGGATTTTAAATCAAATAAAGATGTCGTGATAATAGCCGTTTTATTAATCATTGGTATATTTATATTTTTAACAGTACTTGGATTATGCAACAATTCAAATATTAGAGTAACAGAATCGGAAGTAAACGATCTGACAGAACGAATAGAAGTGCTGGAAGAAAAATGTTCGTTTTTATATGAGGAATTAGCAACTTTACAAACCGCTTTAGATGAATTGGAGTGCTACGGATATTATGAAGAACCGACACAAGAATCCAAGATTGAAAACGTATCTTCGGATGATATTATCACGACTGACTCGTACGATCAGGAAGCACAATATATTGCTAAAGTAGTATGGGCTGAGGCAAGAGGATGTTCTAAAACCGAACAAGCTGCTGTTATTTGGTGCATACTCAATCGAGTTGATAGTGACATTAAAGATATGCCTGATGATATTATCAGTGTCGTAACAGCTCCTAATCAGTTTGCTTATAGAGATAGTAGTCCGATTACGGATGAATTATATGAGCTCGCTAAAGACGTTATATCTCGTTGGGAAAGAGAGAAAAACGGAGAGACTAATGTTGGGCGAGTATTACCTAAAGAATATTTATGGTTTCACGGTGACGGTACCAATAACCATTTTAGAGACGCTTTTAAAGGCGGTAATAGATGGGACTGGAGTTTAGAAAGTCCTTATAACTAGAAAAGAGATACGCGATGACAAGGATATTTAACTATTACTTAGACGAAGGATACGATATCGAAGTAGATGGAAATGGTGGAATCCCTATTATAAAAGTTTCTAAAAACAATAGATACATAAAGTGTATGATCGAACCTAAGTTTTTAACGAACACTGAACTGTTCGCTAAGATATTTGAATCATTGGTTAACCAATTAGTAACGAAAGGAGAAGACAAAAATGAGTAAAGGTGGAAAGAGAGGAATGTTTGGATTACTGTTCGATTTGATTCTTACAGTTGCAACAGGAGGCTTATGGCTTATCTGGATCGTCATCAGATATTTGAGAAGTAATAGTTAAAAACAGTATTTCATTATGACCACGATATGGGTTTAAAGGATGTCGTAAATCGAAAAAAAATTAGAGTGTCGGAAGCTGACACCGTTTTAAACGGTATTACATCTCTCACAAGTACCATTTGAGTAAACGAAAGGAGTTGTAAATGAGAGTATATAATTTGAACGGATACGATATTAGATTCGTTGAGGTAAATGGTGAATGGTATGCGATCTTAAAGGATATTTGCGATGCTTTGAATTTGCATACTTTTAAGGTGGCACAAAGACTTAGTCCGGATATGATGACGAAAGTACGGGTGAATGTATGTGATATACCTTTAAAGGAGGTCAGATCAAGAGCTAGAAAAACTCACGATATGATAGCTGTAAACGAATATGGTATCTACGAGGCTCTATTTGCCAGTAGAAAGCTTGAAGCTCGTAAGTTCAGACGTTGGACAGCTAGTGTTATGAAAAAGCTTCGTAGAAGAGTAGGTCTTGAAGGATATCAGGTTATGCGTATGACCGAGCCAGATATTCAGGACGAGATCGACCATATTCTCGATACGTTATTCTGGGATGACGAAAAGAAATGCGTAATGCAGAGTATCACCGTTCAGGGTGGAGACGTAGAACAAGTACCATTTGAGTAAACGAAAGGAGAATAAACAATGAAATTTAAAGATTACATCAAATTAGGAATGGGCTTTTATATCGGTTGGACTTTAATGAAAGGCTTCGATATTGGTTTAAGTAAGGCTATAAACGATATGACAAAAGACAAGTCAAAGGAAGACTAATTTGTTATTTCAAGACTGGAGTATCGTAGATAAGATCGAGTTCTTGCAAAGAAAAGTAATACTTAATTGTATCGCTTACTATGAACTTAATAAAAGTCCTTTGTCGGACGACTACTATCTTAACATGTGTGAATATTTGATAGAGTTGCAGGATCAATACGATCTTATCGACGATATTTTAAACACTCGTTACGGTTATGTTACTCACGATTTGGATGTATCTACAGGCTTCGATTTATATTATCGACTGACTGAATCCGATCGTGAGTATCTTATGGATATCTGCAAAAGATATTTCGAAAGGAAAGAAAATGGACGACAAAGAAATTAAAGATGTCATCGAGACAGAAGAGGACAAAAGAAAGAGAAACCATATATATGACATGGTTAACGATATTATTGAATCTGAAAGAAAGGAGACCGAAAACGATGGATGAAATTTATAAGGAAGTACATTTCGGAGATTATTGCAAAAACTGCATGTATTTAGATAAGCCCGATAGCGAAGATCCGTGTCACGAATGTCTTGGTGAGCCTGTCAATCTATATTCTCATAAACCTGTTAGATGGAAAGAAAAAGGGGAGGAATGATGGACGGAAGAGTTTATTTTAGTGACAGTGATATTGGCAAAGTGGTTACCGGAGGAAGAAAAACAATGAGTAAGAATTTTGATATTTCGATCGGAGTAGAATTAAGAGATTGCATAGTTGATGGTAAGCCTGGATATTTTCATTGCTGGGCTCCTGATTTAGATAATCAAATGTATGCACTCGTAGAATTCACAAACGGTATGGAATACATACATCCTTTTAAAGTCAAATTTAATGACAAACAACATGAGTATTTATCAATCATAGAAGAAAAATTAAAAGAATGGGAGTAAATCTATGTATATTAGTAGTTCTAACGATTGTGGAGAAGAGTATCCATATTTGAGGAGGTTGGAGCGAGATGGGTCTCTCTCTAAACTTTCTGAGACTTCTAAAGAGAAACAGATCGACGAGTTTCTGAACTTATGTGGTGTCAAACTCTTGCCTTTTCAGAGAGAAATCTTCAATCAAACGATAAATAACAATAAGATTTATATCTGTTACCCGCCAAATAACGGACGGACATATTTCCGTATGTTGAGCTATATGATGGCTGAGCTTTTGAAAGGAGAAAACAATGATTAAACTCGAAAACACCGAGGTTATGGGTTGGGAAGCTGCGATTCGTGGAATGCGCAACCCGATGAACTCTTGGGAGAAGAGTGATAGCATATTTATTCCTAGAAGTTTGTGTAATGATGAAGATTTTAGGTTGGCTAGAATATGTCACGATGTAGCTCCAATTATTAAAAACAACGACTTCGACCTCATGATGCGGCTGCGCAACGCTGGCACTGACCATCGGAAATTCATGCGGATGATTACGGTGTATGTGGATATTACGGCTCCTTTGTACTGGTGGAAAGAGTTTGATACCTATAAGGTTGGTACGGTGGCTAACTCTTGCTCCACTATGCACAAGATCCACGAGAAAGAGTTTACGCTGGATGACTTCAGCCATGAACATTTGGGAGTTCTTGTTCCAGCAGAATTAAATGATGGAGACGAAGTATATCAGAATCTTTGCGAAGAAAGTTTAAAGCGCACAATAAAAGATTTGAATATTGCTAGAGGATATTATAATAATGAAAAAAGAGATACTAAATTAAAAAAGAAATACTGGTGGCAGATGATTCAGTTATTGCCTAGCAGCTATAATCAAAGAAGAACAATATGCACTAATTACGAAGTTCTTGCGAATATATATAAGTCTCGTAAGAACCACAAATTAGATGAATGGCATGCTTTCTGTGACTGGATCGAGTCTTTGCCATATTCAGAATTGATAACTGGAAATTCGCGTTAAAAACATGCTCTTTTATGAGAGGATGAATGTCCTGCACTCTTAACAAACTTTTAGGTCGCTTAAACGCGGCCTTTTTCTTTTATTTTTGAAAGGAGAAGATAGTGTTAGTTAAAGATACGTACAAAAGAGAATTGGTTATCGATGGTATATATCGTTATTTTAAAGGAGGATATTACAGAGTACTTGCTCTTATGGGCGATTCTGATATAAACGGTAAAATTACCGGAGAAAGAGTCATATATCAGGATCTGGAATTAGAAGGGCCGAAAAAGATAAGCTCTATTTCTTATGATTTGTTCATGAGTACCGTCGACTTTGAAAAGTATCCTGATTCCAAACAGAATTACGTAATGGAATATATAGGTAACAGCGTTGAAGATTATTTAGAGGAGAAAGAAATGAGTTTAACTTGTCCTGTTTGTGGTGGGGAAACTAAAATATATGATTCCAGAACAATTGATGAAGGATCTTTACAGGTTAGAAGACGTAAATGCTTAGACTGCTATTACACATTCAAGACATATGAGATGGACGAGGATTTCTACAAACAGTGTAATGAGAGATTAGAATCTAAAATGACAATCAATGAATATCAGAAAGAAGCCCTCAGGACAGAATCTGGTATGCATCATAATGGTGATAAAGTAGATCGTCTCCTTAATGGTCTCATGGGTCTTAACGGTGAAGCTGGAGAAGCTATCGATTTACTCAAGAAGCATTTCTATCAGGGACATGAACTTGATGAGAAACATATTGCTAAGGAGCTTGGTGATGTTGCCTGGTATATTGCTTTAAGTGCGGATGCCATCGGATACGACTTAGAGACTATATTACAGATGAATGTAGATAAGCTCAGAAAAAGATATCCTAATGGCTTCGAAGATTCAAAGAGTAAAAACCGTAAAGCAGGAGATATTTAATGTCTAATAGAGCTGCTAAGAGACGATTATTAAGAGAAGAAGAATCTAAAGAAGCCAGATATAACTTATCACAAAAAGACATTGATAAAATTAAAAAAGACGCGACTGAAGATGCTGTAGATATAGCTATGAGGCTGCTTCTTATTTTACCAATGGAAGTACTCAAAGATTATTACTGGACTAAAACATATCAAACTCGCTTGCCGTTATTCACTGAAAGAGTACTTGACTACTATTTTAAATGGCAAAACGGAGAACTCGATATAGAGGAAATGGAGAAAGATTTGTCCGAGATTGCTGGTGTTAGATTCGAATAAATGCTTATATCCGTTGTCGAATTAGAGAGATGTCACGATATGTGATGTCTCCTATTTTTTATATAGAAAATTAAACGAGAGGAGGTTATATTAGACATGAGAACATTGGAGTTCGTAGTTAAAGGACAAAAGATGATTAAGAAAGCGGATTGCGATTTTACTAATATTATCGCAGGATCAAAAGGATATTTACGAGCCAAATTCTATTTTGAATCAGACGAATGGAAAGATTGTAAAAAGGTTGCTGGTTTCTGGTCTGGCGGACAGGAATTTGCAGCTTTTTTGGATGATGATGATTCTTGCCTTATTCCAGAAGAGGCGTTGACTAGATACTATTTCTTAGTTCAGGTAACGGGTTCTAATAAATATCGCAGGATCAAAACATCAACAATCGAAGTTAGTCAGGAGGTGACTTAGTATGGCCACAACAGATGAGCTCTTGAGAGAAGGTGAGGTTGTAGATTCAACGTTATATATTGACCTTGATTCCAGAATGATAACCATTCCCAAGAGTATCACTAATTTGGGTGTTGAGTCTGATGACGAGGTAAAGAAGTTATCGTTCAGCATACCAAGACATTACGGCGATGTTGATTTGTCAGAGTTTAAGATACGAATCAACTATTTAAACACCAGAAAAATGGGCGATGTATATCAGGTTACCGACGCTTTAATTGATGAAGAGAATATCAAATTCAGTTGGATTGTCGGACGTAATGCGTTCATTTATAAAGGTAACGTTACATTCAATGTGTGTCTCAGGAAGTTTGAGAATGATGAGGTCATACAGGAATTCAACACCACAATATCCACTCTGCCGGTATTAGAAGGTCTTGAGACAGGCGAACAGGCGATATTGCCATATACAGATATCCTCGAACAGTGGGAAAACAGATTGTTTGGTACTGCTGATTCTGCTGAACAGGCTGTTATAGACGCTTCAACAGAGCAGCAGAGACTGATAACTCTGAAGGGTAGCGAAGTCCTCGACACCATTGCTGCTGAGGAACAGTCTATTATAGACACTGCGAATGAGCAGAAGCAGGCTATCATATTAAAGGGTGATGAGGTTCTCGATACTATTACTGCCGAAGAACAGTCTATTCTCGATACGTCTACCGCTGAGAAACAGGCTCTTATATTAAAAGGCGACGAGATAATAGATACTCTCGATACCACTGTTCCAGCCTCAGTAAACGAGTATATGACCAACAATCCTGCTGCTACCCATTCTTGGGAAGGAACGGTCTTGACTATGACTACCACTGGTGGCGGTACAAGCTCTACTGATCTTAAGGGTGAAAAGGGTGACACTGGTCCTAAAGGAGAACAAGGTATACAGGGACCTCAGGGTATACAGGGGGAAACTGGCGCGACAGGTCCTCAGGGTATACAGGGTCTACAGGGCGATAAAGGTGATAAGGGAGATAAAGGCGACACCGGTCCGCAGGGGCCTCAGGGAATCCAGGGTGAGACTGGCCCTCAAGGTCCTAAAGGAGATAAAGGTGATACCGGAGATATTGGACCACAAGGACCTAAGGGTGATAAAGGCGACCAGGGTACCGGAGTAACTATCTTGGGTTCATATGCTTCTGAGAGTGAATTAACCACCGCTCATCCTACTGGTAGTATTGGAGATAGCTATTTGATTAATGGATATCTGTATGTTTGGTCTGATACGGATACCGATTGGATCAATGTCGGTAATATTCAAGGCCCACAGGGTGAGAAAGGTGATACCGGTGAAACTGGCCCACAGGGGCCTCAGGGGCCTAAAGGTGATACTGGTGCTACTGGACCGCAGGGACCTAAAGGAGACACAGGTGAAACCGGCCCTAAGGGAGAGAAAGGTGATGCCGGACCTCAAGGTTTACAGGGTGTTCAAGGAGAGCAGGGTGTACAGGGACCTCAGGGTATACAGGGGGAGACTGGTCCTCAAGGTCCTAAAGGAGATAAAGGAGATCCTGGTGAAAATGCTCTTCAGCCTGATTGGACTGTGACTGACGGGACTAGTATGGCCTACATAAAAAATAAACCAACTGGGGTTTTGATGGATTATAACTACGATGAAACTACGCAATCGTTTGTTATAAACCAGTTGGTGTTTGACAGTTGATAATAATGATTGGAGGTTAAATTATGGCTGAAAAACTTATTAAATGTATCGATATTGGCGGTATTGATAAATTCTATCCAGCTCCAGCGGTGATGCAGGCAGTGACTACGGAGGGTACAGGATCTGCTTATACAGTTACTATTCCTGGTATTACAGCTCTGACTTCTGGGTTGAGTATATTGGTCAATCCACACACCACATCTACAACAACAAACCCAACTATCAATGTAAACGGTCTTGGAGCGAAGAGTATCCAACGTAGCACGAGTTCGGGATCGTCAAGCGTATATGGCTTAAAAAATGGTCATATATCAGTCGGAAGACCTTTACATTTGATTTACAACGTGACTTCCAACGGTGCTTTCTGGGTAATTGATACAACCTCGAAACCAGATGCTACAGATTTATTAGGAGCTGTTCCGATCGTTAATGGTGGAACTGGCGCTGGTACTAAAAAACAGGCTTTAACTAACTTAGGTATTACCTATGGACCAACAGATCTTACGGCTGGTACTTCTAAACTTGCTGAGGGTACATTCTATTTTGTATACGAATAAGGAGGTGATGATGTGGCGAAAGGATGCTATGTCGGACCTATTAGAACTATCACGATCGATGAAACCAACATAAATGATTTCTTCGAGGTTACTAACAGTACTTATGGGTTCGAATGGACCACTAAAAATGGATTAAAATGTCTTGCGCCTACTAACTATGGTGTTAATTCAAGTACCGCTACTATGACTTTAAAACTTAAGCATAATGTTGATAGATTAAAATTAACCTATTCGTATGATACAGAGGAAAATGGTGATAAGGTAACATTTAAAATCGGATCTACATATGTGTTAAATGGAGCTAGTGGATGGTTAGCTAATAATAACTATACTTCTGATGCTTTGACAGCCGGAACTATCATAACTTTCTCATATAGTAGAAACAGCCTCGATTATGAAGGTGACGAAAGTGTTCTATTTAAAAACTTAGCTATAGTATCCGACCCAGTAGCCCACAAGGTTAAGAATATTTATGTCGGAGTTCCTACAACTGTTCCGATCTATGAGACTGTAACAACACCGGTAACGATAGATGTTGATAACATCGATACTTATTTTGATGTTACGAATAGTGCATATTATTTCGAACCTGGCGGTAGCGGTAATGTTTTCGAAGCAAGTAACTCAGGTGTCAACAGCAGTACAGCTACTACTACTTTGAAACTCAAACAGGATGTTACCAATTTGTCATTTCAGTATAAATACATTACTGAAGCTAATTATGACAAGTTCACAATTAAAATTGGATCAACTACTGTTTTGAATGCGGTGAGTGGTACTACTACTGGAGCAAATCTAACAACATATAACGCTGGAGATCTTACTGCTGGTACGATTTTAACGTTCTCATACAGTAAAGATAGTTCACAGTCAGCTAGTGGAGAAGTTGTTCTATTTAAAAATCTCGCTTTCACAACAGAGATGACAACTCAAATCGGAAGTGAAGTCAAACAGATCGCTCGTAAGATCAAGAAAGGCTATGTTGGCGTAGGTGGAGTGGCGAAACTTTGTTACGCGTTACAGCAAACACTAGTTCCTTATAATGGTACGGTTACTGGTTTAACCGCTTCTGCTCAAGAATTAGCAGCTACTACTGTAGGCAATTATGCGATATTTGCTGGTGGATATGGTGGCAGTTATAGAAATAGTGTGGATATTTATGACGAAACTCTTACTCACACTCAACCATCCAATCTATTAACTACAGCTACAACTAATTTAGCCGCTACCACAGTTGGAGACTATGCTTTGTTTGGTGGTGGGAAAACAGCTAATACTAGTTATTCGTATAATGTCGAGGGTTATAATACTAGTTTAACACATTATAGTGCAGAAACTATGTATACTGCTAGAGCTAGCTTAGCCGCTACTACTGTAGGCAATTATGCATTATTTGCTGGTGGATATAGTGGCGATGGTAATGCTTCCGCAGTCGATTCTTATAATGGATCTCTTACTAGAAATGCAGCAAATTCATTGGTTTACGCTAGAAACACGTTAGCCGCTACCACAGTTGGTAATCATGCTTTATTTGGTGGTGGCATATATACGGCATCTATTCCTGTCCAACGTAATACAGTTGATGTTTATAATCCAGATCTTACTTTCACTACTGCGTCTTCTTTATCTGTCGCTAGAAGTGGCTTAGCCGCTACTACTGTAGGTAATTATGCTTTGTTTGGTGGCGGGAAAACAGCTTCTGATAAATCAGATGTTGTAGATGCTTATAGTTCATCTCTTACTAGAACCACAGTAACACCTTTAACCATGATTAGATATTATCTAGCTGCTACAACGCTTGGAGACTATGCAATATTTGGCGGTGGGTATGCTTCAGACGATGTTACCAATAGAGTTGATATTTATGACTCGTCGCTTACTCGTTTAAATTATAAATATTTAACAGTTGGTAGAAGTCAGTTAGCCGCTACTACTGTAGGCAATTATGCTTTATTTGGTGGCGGAAATGTAATTGGTTACAGTAAAGTCGTAGATGCTTTCACACTTAAATAAAAGAAAGGAAGGTAATTAAAATGAGCAGATATGCAATTTGGAACAAAGAGGATGACGTATTTACACCATCTGGAGAAATGTTTACAGCACAGCAGTGGAAGGAGAAATACCCTATCTCTGAAATTGAGAGTGTAAAGATCGTATGTGGTGGAGGGGTTTTGAATGGCTCTTTCTTCGGTGTTCTTAGTGAAATGGTAGACATGTATGCTAATGCTGGGTGTGATTTCTCTGCCTGCGTTACAGATCAGGATTATCTGGACGCTATTGAATCGTTTGAGAACGAAAGAAATACTCCTAGCACTGAACCAAGCACTGACGAAAGAATTGCAGCAGCTTTGGAATATCAGGTAATGGCGAGCTTGCCTAATGCTGAAGAAACCGTTTAACCCAAGATTTGTAGAATCAAGGACGAGGAGGAATTGATATGAACTTTGAAACTATTAAGAAGAACTACGACAAAGGTCTTTGGAATAAGATGATGGTCAAGATGGCTGTAAGAAAAGGAGTAATCACTAAGGAACAGTATGCTGAGATTACTGGCGAAAGCTATTAATCTATATTAGTTATAGTTGCTTGTTTAAAAGAAAGATATGAGGTAAAAAACGAGCAATCCAAACTTTGTGCCGTTATTTTCCACTAATGAGATTTACAGAAATACGGACAATACAATTTGTCTTACAGATGATCTCGACGCTATTGAAGCAGCTATCGAAGAACTTGAGGAATCACAGGTAAATCCATCACAGTTTGCTTCGGCTAATCATAATCATAGTGAGTTATATGCTCCTGTTGGACATAATCATAATGAATTATACGCTCCTCTTGGACATACTCATATTAACGATTACATACCAAAAGATTTACAGTTTACCGATGATGATGGTGACGTTGAATATTACTATGGATCTAGTTACGGTAAGGATATACTCAATGATATTTCATCATGGCCTGTCGGAATGCATACTGCATATTCTTATGCTGGCAACACAGGTAATCCTAAAACAACTGAAGGATGGAGATTCCTTGCATATAAAAACACTGTAAATAACGGTTGGATCATTGGATTCGGATCTAGCGGTAGTGTATATACTAATTATCTTAACGGGGCTAATTCCTTCAGAGGATGGAGAGCTATTTACGATGCCGCTCCGGATTTACTTTGGTCCGGTGTCGGTTATATGACAGAAACTCAGACTGTAACTCCATCGAAGAAATTGTCCGAATGTGCTCATGGTTGGATTGTAGAATGGTCTGATTATGACGATTCAAGTAATTCCGCTAATAACTATCAGTTTGTACATACTCCTATTTACAAACGTAATGTACTCGGAACATGGAATGGTCAGAGTGTAGCTTTTACAATTGGAACTTATGTTTCAAACGATGGAGCAACAATTCAGAATTCTATTAAACACCTCTTTGTTTATGATAATAAATTGGTTGGAGATAGTGTAAATAACACAGGAACCATCAATAGAGATGTAACCATAAGAGCGGTTTACGAGTTCTAATCAGTCTTCACTATAGTGAATTTGTGATTTTTTGACCGGGTTTTAGCCCATTTTCATGCCCACTTTTGAAAAATGAAAGTGGGCTTTGCCCGGTTTTGAGTTAAACATTTCCGATTTTTTGACCTAAAAAACTTCACCATAGTGAATTTTTGGCCTAAAAACTTCACCATAGTGAAGTCTGCCCACTTTTAAAAACCCAACTTGGCCAAACAAAACGTTGAAATTTCAACGTTTATAGGCCCTCTGCCCACTTTCCCACTTTTTTATCCTTTATTTAATGTGATAAAAAAATATATAAATATATAATAATAATTTACCTGTTTCACTATGGTGAAGTTTTTATACAAAATGCAAGATTGGAGGACGACTATGACAGAATTAGAATGGCTTCAAATATTTGGTGATAATCTAGCTGATATGTTAAACTACGCAAGAATGACTCAAAGAGAACTTGCAGATGAGACAGGTCTGTCTGAATCGTCTATAAGTAATTATATTAAAAAAAATAAAATTCCAGGTATCAAGGCTCTTATAAATATTTCATATGCATTAGATTGTGATGTATCTGATCTTATCGATTTCGGCGATCGGATAGAATAATTCGAAAGGTGTTTTATGAGAAAAAAGATTACATGGAGGATGATATTTACGGATTTCAAAAAGCGTCATCCCAAAATGTCTAAATTAGTAACGTATTGGCGTCCGTATGATTACTCGACTGTCCTTATATATTTAAAAGACGGTATGAAATTAATTTATAATTACGACGACAAAAGAGCTAGAATAATAAGTCAAGACGAAATAGAAAAATAATAACACTTACAAAGTCTACGTCTTATCGACATAGGCTTTTTGTTTTCTTGTTTTGGTCATTTTTGGTCCTTAAAAGATTCGCGAAAAAAACATGCCCTGTTATGAGAGGAAGAGTAAAAATCGCCATTTTTGGTTATTCTTATTCTTTTGCGTTTTATATTCGAAGGAGAAAGGATGGTTCATTTGTGGGTAAACTAGAAAGTAAATTTCAAAAAGAATTGATGGATGAAATTAGGGAACAGTATCCTGGCTGTATTGTCATTAAGAATGATTCGTCGTATATTCAGGGTTTTCCTGACTGGACAGTTTTCTACAAAGACAAGTGGGCCACATTCGAAACAAAGAGATCTAAGGATGCACCTAGAAGACCTAATCAAGAATACTATGTTGGTCTTATGGATGACATGTCTTTCTCAAGATTTGTTTATCCCGAGAACAAAGAAGACGTGCTTAATGAATTAAAACACATTTTCAAAGGATAAGGAGATATTCATGCAATTCAATATACATAGAAATCTTGAAGGGCTTCATGCCCCGTTTTCACCTAGTCAATCTAGTTGGCTTAGATACGACGATGATAAAGCGATGGAGGGCTATGCAAATAAAAAGGCTGCTGAGATGGGGACCATACTCCATAAGTGGGCTAAAGACACCATCGACTTACGAATAAAACAACCCAGATCCAAGAAAACCATATATGCATACGTGAATGATGCAATTGGTTTCAAGATGGATACTGAGGTTGTTTTGTTTTATTCCGAAAGATTCTTTGGAACAGCAGATGCTATATCTTTTAGGAATGGGGTTCTCAGAATCCATGATTTGAAAACAGGAAAAACACCGGTACACATGGAGCAGTTAGAAATTTACGCTGCTCTTTTTTGTTTGGAGTACAAGATCAAGCCTGGAGATATTGATATGGAATTAAGGATCTATCAGAACGACGAGATCATATATCACACTCCTACGGCAGAAGACATTGTTCCAATTATGGACAAGATAATTCATCTCAATAAGCTGTTAGCGAAACTGGAAGAGGGGGTCTGAAGTTATGAATCCGGTAGTAGAAGAAATTAATTACTTGATGCATTACGGTATTCCAAGACGTTCGGGCCGATATCCTTGGGGATCTGGAGATAATCCTTATCAGCATGGACGAGATTTTCTTAGTCGTATTGAGGAACTTAAAAAAGAAGGTTGGTCTGAGACTCCTGATAACATTAAGAAAGAGTTCGGTCTTACAACAACACAGTACCGATTAGAGAAAGCATTAGCCAAAGATGAAAGAAGGATGCTTGATGTTGCTACTGCTAAGTCTTTAAGAAAAGACGGACTTGGTGCTACCGAAATTGGTAGGAAGATGGGTGTACCTGAATCGACAGTAAGATCATTGCTTAATGAGGATTCTGAAGCTCGTATGAAACAAGCTAGAAAAACTGCTGACTTCATAAAAGAACAGGTCGACAAGAAGGGTATGATCGACGTAGGTACTGGAGTAGAAAGAGAACTTAATATCTCTAAAGAAAAGCTTAATGAAGCTTTATATATTCTTGAAAGAGAAGGATATCCTATCTACAAAGGCGGGGTTCCACAAGCAACCAATCCTGGTAAGCAGATAAACCAAATGGTTATTTGTCCTCCTGGAACTAAACATAAAGAGATCTATGATTTTGATAAAGTTCACTCTCTTACTGATTACGTATCTCATGATGGTGGAGAAACCTTCGACAAGTTTGTTTATCCTAAGAGCATGGATTCTTAGCGTTTAAAGATTCGATATGCTGAAGATGGTGGTCTTGAGAAAGATGGAATTGTCGAGCTTCGAAGAGGTGTTGGTGATTTATCTTTAGGTGATTCTCATTACTCACAGGTCCGTATCTTAGTAGACGGTAAGAAATACATAAAGGGTATGGCGGTATATTCTGATGATATGCCAGATGGTGTTGATGTTATATTTAACACTAATAAAACCAAGGATGTAGGTAAGCTTGATGTACTTAAGAATATCAAAGAAGATCCAGACAACCCATTTGGTTCTTTAATCAAACCTGGCGGACAGAGTTACTATATCGATAAAGATGGCAAGAGACAGCTATCACTTATCAATAAGAGAGCTGACGAAGGAGACTGGACTGAGTGGAAAGATGCATTACCATCTCAGTTTCTTGGTAAGCAGTCTTTAAGTATGGCTAAGAAGCAACTTAATTTAGCAAAAGCTGACAAGTTAGCAGAGTATGATGAGATATGCTCACTTACAAATCCGACTGTCAAGAAACATTTACTAGAGGAATTTGCAAATAACTGTGATTCAGCAGCCGTCCATTTACAGGCAGCAGCTTTACCTGGTCAGAAGTATCACGTTATCATACCAGTTAATTCTCTTAAAGATAACGAAGTGTATGCTCCAGGGTATGAACCAGGAACCAAGTTGGCTTTAATTCGTTATCCTCATGGTGGTACGTTTGAGATTCCTATTTTAACAGTTAACAATAAGAACGAAGCTGCTAAGAAAATAATCGGAGCTAACTCGATTGATGCTATAGGTATCAATAAGAATATAGCTGACCGATTATCTGGTGCTGATTTCGATGGCGATACTGTTATGACCATACCAACCCATGATAAGGCTGGTAAAGTTAAGATCACATCCACTCCGCCACTTAAAGATCTTGAGGGATTTGATCCTAAGATGGCATATCCTGAGCGTCCTGGTATGAAGTACATGAAGAATACCGGTACTCAGATGGGTATTGTATCTAATCTCATTACTGATATGACGTTGGGCGGAGCTTCGCAAGAAGAGTTAGCACGAGCTGTTAAACACAGTATGGTTGTTATTGACGCAGAGAAACATAAACTGGATTACAAACAGAGCGAGATCGATAACAATATTGCTGCTTTAAAGAAGAAGTACCAGAGAACTGTAGATGCAGATGGGAATGTACATGTTGGTGGTGCATCAACTATTCTTTCAAGAGCCAAGGGTGAAACATCAGTACTTAAAAGACAAGGTACTCCTAAGATAAACATCAAAGGAGAGGATTGGTATGATCCTAATAAACCTGAAGGATCTTTGATCTACAAGGTGGCTGATGATGTGACCTATACATATCAGAAGACTAATAAGAGGACTGGTGAACTCACAACAGTTACTAAGAATAAGACTCAGAAGAGTACCCGTATGGCTGAGACTGATGATGCGTACTCTTTAGTATCTGAAGCAAGACATCCTATGGAAATGGTATACGCTGATTATGCCAACAGTATGAAGGCTCTAGCTAATAAAGCTCGTAAAGAGATGGTTAGCACAGGTAAGATTCAGTATTCATCATCAGCTAAGACTACTTATCAAGCAGAAGTAGATTCTCTTATGAGTAAACTTAACACGGCATTACTCAACTCTCCTCGTGAGAGGGCCGCACAACGTAGGGCTAATGCTGAAGTTGATAATGCATTGAATACTGTTAAAGAAACTCTTCGTAAATCTAATCCTACTGCTACTGCTAAAGAGATAGATAGATTGGCAAGAAAAGAGATAGATGTTAAGAAGGCCAGTCAGCAAGCATTAACTTCTAATAGAAAAGCTGTAGGATCTGTATCAAGAAGAGATAGGAGCATAGATATAACTGATAGAGAATGGGAAGCTATTCAGGCTGGTGCTATTAGTGAGAATAAACTTAAGCAGATACTAAATAATACTGATGCCGATAAGCTTAGACAAAGAGCTACACCACGTACAACAACAACGTTGAGCCAGGCTAAGATTAATAGAATCAAAGCCATGAGTAATTCTAACTATGACTTAGCATCTATTGCTAAATCTCTTGGTGTTTCACCATCAACAGTTTCTAAGTATTTGAAAGGAGTGAATTAACAATGTCGAACGAATGTATGTTAACAACATTTGATAATCCTTTCGATCCATTTGAACAGTTCACTTCTTGGTTCTTGTTTGATGTTGAAAAAGGATACAATACATGTTCGTATTTGGGTCGAATTGCTCATTTGACTGATGATATGACAGAGTTAGAAACAAATGAAGAGATCGAAAGAGCGATTGATGACATAATCAAATACGATTTTATGAACATTTACAAGAAAGTAACAAAATAAATATCGCACTATACATATATGGTGATACAAAATTGCGAAAACGGGGGAGGGCCTCTCGAAAATCACACCCCCCCCGCCCACAT